ACGGCTGGCGGCTGGAACCTGGAGGTAGGTAGCAGCGACTACCGCAGCATTTGGCACGAGTTTGGTACACGCAAGATGCCGGCCAGGCCGGTGGCGGACCTCGACCGGCGCGCTGAGAGTCAAATTTTTGATGTGATTGACCAAGTTTTCGAGAGGCTATGGTCTGACTAATGGCCAGGGAAGCAACATACTCACTTCGCATTGACACTGCGCAGGCTCGCCGGGAGGTCCGGCAGTTCACGCGCGACGTCCAACAAGAGATGAATCGTGGCTTAAGCCAAGGCGCCGGGCGCACAGGCGGCGCCCGTGGCGCTGTGGGGCGTGGCACGTCTGCGCTTGGCGGTCTTGCCGTGGGGGCCTTGGGCGGCCTTGCTGGCGCATTTACCGTGCGAGAAATTGCGCAACAGGCCGTGCAAATTTCACGCCTGCGCAGCGAAGTGCTGCAAGCTGAGGCCGCATTCCAGCAGTTGTCAGGCAGTGAGCAAGATGCAGCGCAAAACCTTGCGGCCGTCATGCGTGCGACGCAGGGCACGGTCACGGAACTGGAAGCGCAAAAGCTAGCCACAACTGCGTCGTCGTTTCTCCGATGATTAACGACGCATCGGACGCCATGAGTCAGTTGTCGCTGACGATGGCGAATATGTCGTTCATGCGTTTGGACCAGTTGGGCCTTGGTGCCGCGGAAGTTAAGCAGCGCATGGAAGAATTGCAAAGCGCTTTTGCCGGCATGTCGAAAGAAGCGGCGTTCCAGGAAGCCGTGCTCGGCATTGCAGAGGAAAAATATGGCAGTTTGGCCGATACGATGGCCGAAACTATCAGCGGCGCGCAACAGATGTCAACTGCATGGCAGCAATTAAGGCAAGATTTGGCGGCGAGCATTGTTGGCGAAGTTGCCGACGAAACAGTATCGCTTGGGGCCAATCAACTGTCTCGTTTTTCTGAAGTATTGCAGAGGATCGACGGCCAAAAAGACATCATTCGGTCATTAAACGCCGCCATTGAGGCGGGCGTTCCCGGCGCACAGCGCATGCGCGACATGCTGGATGAATTAAGCGCGAAAGTCATGACTGGCGCCGCCAACATGGACGACATGAACGCAGCGTTAACAATGGCTGAGGAATGGCTGGGGCGCAGCGCATATGCAGCCGGGGCGACAGCTACGGCGCTTGATACCGTCGCCATCAGTGCAGCCAACGCCGCCTCCTCTGTAGCCATGCTGGCTGGCGTGGATATGGCCGGCGCATCCTATCGTGCGGCAGTGTTTGCTAATCAGGTTTCCAGTGCCGGCGGTATGGGCCCGGTTGAGCGGCCAACGTCGAGCGTGTTTCACGAATCCAACGAATGGAACCCCGTTGCGTTTGGCGAAAGCGTAAGCGATGCGCTCGTGGAAGGACAGCGTACACGCAACATTGCTATTGTGCGAGCAGCGCAAGAAGAATGGAGCGGCGCAGCGTCCAGCGTTGCAGACGACTGGAGCGCAGAGCTTAAAAGCGCAATCCAGGGCGTCGAGGGTCTATTTGACACGTCGGACGTAACGCAAGAAGACTTAGACGCAGCATCGCGCGGCGAGTACCTCGAAAAAGCCGACGAATATCTTCGCCAGCTGCGTGACGAAGTGCGCAACGGCGTTGACTATGAGGGCGTTGACATCATGGATGCCGCACGCCGAGCCGGCATTGATCCGTCACTAAGTCCCGAAAGCATCCTCAAGCAATTTGAGCAGGCGTGGGACGATAGCAGCCTGTTTGCAGGCGGCGCGAATCTTGATTTAATCAACGAAGAAGCCGTCAAGCGCGAAGTGGACCGTGCGAAAAAGTCCGCCAGCGGCGAAGCGGCCATCATGGATTACTTTACCGCATTGTATGGCCCAGAAGCAGCACAAGCAGCCGTCGGGAAAGCCGGCGGAAGTAGCGGCGGCGGCGGAAAACCGTTAGCGGGGACAAGCGCTTCTGGAGCGTTGGCCATCAACAACTTGACGCTTGGCCCGGATGCGTTGGCGCAGTTGCAGGAATCAATCAGCAGTTCGGGCATTGAAATTAAAATTGCTGCCCCTAGCGATATGATGGGCGGTTTCCTTCTGGGCTTTGCGCAGCAACTTGAAGGCGCAACCGGAAGCGCAAACAACATTGGCGAAAGCATCGGCCATCATGTAGGCGTTGCAATCGACGACGGCATACCTGCCTCAGCCATGCGTGATTTTCTGCTGGCGTTTGCCGGTCAATTTGCGGATGTGATGCCGGCGACGGGGACAATCGGCGAAAGCATCGGGTACCACGTAGGCAGCAGTCTGACGGAAGGTATGCCCGACACGGCCATGCGTGATTTCCTGCTCGCGTTTGCTTCTCAGCTTGGCGCCGAAAATGCGGACGGCGGGTCTATGTTGGGCACGTTGGGCAACATCGGGCAAAGCATGGGCGGCGCAATCGTGGCCGGCATGGCGGAAGGTGTTGCACCGGAAACAGCAGCACTATTTGTCGAGGCGTTGTCGGTCGGTGATCGCCGTGTGTTTTTGATTGCCGCTAGCGGACTAGCATTTGCCCCAAAGCCCGGTGACGTTGTTATTTTTAGCGGCGAGCTGTGGGAGATTGGCAGCGGTGGCGGCACTGGGGGCGTGCAGGAGCTAAACCCTGCGGGTGTGCCGGTGATGTATACAGTCGGATGCGTGCGGAGCGGACGGCAGTCCGATGACGGCAGAGAGGTCTTGTATGGGTAAGTTTGAGGCGAGCGTGAAACAATGGAGCCGCAAGGCCGGAAAGGAGCTTGAGCGAGACACCAAGTCCATCGCGCTTAATCTTTTTGGCAGCATCGTGGACAGCACCCCCGTAGATGAGGGCCGATTAAAGGGCAACTGGCAGTTTAGTATCGGCAGCCCGATGCGCGGGGAGGTGCGGTCGATAGACCCTAGCGGCGCTGAGACTAAGCGTAAGATCGAGTCAGGTATCAAAAGCTTAAAATTAGTCGATAACGCGCAAATGTACCTAGCCAACAACCTGCCTTATGCTTACCGCATCGAGTATGAGCGGTATTCCTCAAAAGCGCCGGACGGCATGGTCCGCAAAAACTTCATCCGCATCAAAAATAACATAAGGGCACGATATGAGCGCTAACGTACGCAAGGCACTACTGTCAGCGGCAGACACATTTTTGGTAGCTCAGGGGCTTACGGGCCTTGTCCAATGGCCTAACCGAGCATTTGACCCTAGCGGTCTGGAGTACTGGGCAGCGGTGCAGGTTGTACAAAATGCGCCCTTTGTGGTCACGCTTGGCGGGCGAGGTAGCGACCGCATGACGGGTTTTATGCAGATTGATTTTTGCGCCGGCATCGGGCAAGGAGAGGCGCAGTTTTATGCATGGGAGGACGCGGCGCGGGCGGAGTTTGTCGCAGGCAAAACGTATACGTTCGGCGGCGACATTGTGCACGTTGTCAGCGCAGGCATGGAGGGAGCGCGATTCATTGACAGTTGGGCAAAAAAAAGTTTTATAATTGAGTATCGGGCCGACTTGGAACGGGCCGCAATATAATCCTTATCAAATAAAATATCATGGCCGATTCATCCAGACACGATCTATTCCTAGTTCCCGAAGTAACCTACGGGGTGACACCTAACACAGACCCCGCATTTGTGGACGTCAGGCACACGGGCACGACGCTAGCACTGACCAAAGACGGGTTCCAGTCCGAGGAGCTGCACGCCGACAGGCAGATCCGAGACTTCCGTCACGGCGTTAAAATCGTCGGCGGTGACATTAGCGTAGAGCTGTCCTACGGGTCGTTTGACACGCTTCTGGAAGCTGCTCTTGGCGGCACATGGGCGGGCGATGTGCTAAAAGCGGGCACCGAGCGGCGCAGCTTTTCATTTTTGCGTCATTTTACGGATTTGGCGAGCGGTGATAAGCCTTATCATTTGTTCGCAGGAGTCGAGATGAACACGCTTAACCTTACGATCCCTGCGAGCGGCATTGTAACGGGGTCATTTGGTACTATTGGCAAGGCTCAGAGCGTGCTAGCAGACCTTGCAACGCTCACCGATACAGGAGGCCCTACATTTGGATCACCAGCCACTACCAAACCGTTTGACAGCTTCACCGGCACGATCACAGAGGGGGGGAGCGCAATTGCGGTTGTTACGGAGATTTCGCTTGCCCTGGAAAACGGGCTTGAGGCCAAAAACGTAATTGGATCGGATGAGACTATCCAACCGTCAATCGGACGATCCAACCTAACCGGATCAGTAACTGCTTATTT